GATTCATCTTGCTGTATTCTTTCGAGAACATCAGGCTGCTGTCCGTACTGCTGAATAACGGCTAATGCGACTTGTGCACCATTAGGTCTAGCTGGCATTTCGATACCAGAGTAAATCTTGGTTAAGTCATCTGTAACTTGCTTGACGATTTGCTCTTGTGCTGCCTCCGCTGGTTGTAGTACGGCATCCGCAAGAACTGGGTCTACGGCATTGGCTATGACTGTCAGCAAATTATCTACATTTATTCGACCACTTCTGTCTAGGGCGGTCAATGCTTGCAACTGAGCTAGTTTCGATTCTTGTGTCTTGGGGTCAGTATTGAGTACATCATAGGATATAACAACATCAAAGTTTTCATCTGGGTTGCCCTTATTAAACACCTCAGAGTCAGGAGAGCCAGTTACCCTGAAAAACGTGCTGTCAGGGCCAAACCTTTGATAGCAACGATAGGCTAACTTAATAACTTCTGCGGTGTGCTCCAAGAACTTATTTACCAAGAACTGCTTTTTGAGTTGGCTAATGACCGAATCGTCTAGTCCCATGAGCCTGTCTGCCTGAGACTGGAGGGTGCTTTCAATCTCAATGCTGCCAACGGGAGAGGGTGGCGTTGGGCCAAAGTCTATCTCTCCCTTTCTGCGATATGGTATGTACCTAGCTGGGCCATAGTCCGTAGGAGCCTGACCTACTGGGTGCATAATCGGAGGTAGGGTGGCAAGACTGTTTCGGTCAATGCGAGAGTCCCTTTCAATCTTTACTTGATTTTGTATGCCACGAAGCAGGTCGGGTGCAGTCATGGTATCGTACAAACGTTTGGAATCCTCCGACAGCTTGGTAACCACGATTGGGTAGTCTTCGTATCCATTAAGCAATTCATGAATGGCAAAAGCAGGAGCTTCGTTATTACCGCTAAAGTTTCTATGAAACACAGTATAGTAAATGCCCTCTGAGCCATCCTCTGGGTCTATCAAACGTTGGTATCCATAGATGAGTTCAATTAAATCTTCTGCACGATACCCATAATCAGACATAACAGTAGAACGATTACCCTCTTGCTGTTTCTCAATATCGTAAACATCTACCCCACGATAGTTTTCAATCATTTCTTGAACGAACTCTTCATTCCATCCATCCGTAATAATTTTTTGCTCTAGCTCCTGCGGGGTATAGTAATTTCTCCAAAAACAATAAGGAGCCCGTTGGGGGTCAGTCACATAAGGGGGGAAGAAGAAGTCGAAGTCAGGAGCAAGTGTACGAACATCTGGGCAGTTGACCTGTCTTCGCACGATGGGAATCATGGCTTCTCCAGTCTTGCGTAAGTCTTTAAGTGCTTTCTTTGCTCGTTTATCGCTAAGCCCTTGAAAGACTAGCTGCAATAACCTGATTATTTCTTTGTCGGATTCTCCTGACTGGATTGCCTCCACCAATGATTCATCTAACTGGGCTATTTGTTGCAAATTAAGTTTTTGCAGAAACTTTCTGTCTTCTCGTTGCCAGCCAACGTGAGTAATTAAAATACCTCTTTCCAGCAGGTAGTTTGCCCCTAGCTCCATCTCCCGCATAAATCTTGGAATATAGCCAGAGCTAATCATCCATTTCAAAAAGCTGGATACTAGCTTGGAACGAGCAATGTCCCCAACCTCAACAGGAAAAGCACGAACATTAGAACGAGCTACTGAAGCCATAAACAAAGCTACCAAGCGAGAGATTCTTTCGTCAATAACATGAGCCTCCATGTCAGAGGCTCCCTCCCAAGGAAATGCGTCTGCCCCATGCTTTCGGTGGTCACGACTTTTTCCGTTCCAGTAATTTCTGCGATTGTCGTAGGAATCACGACATAGGTCAAAATATGGTTCTAGTTCTAGAATTGTTTGGTCATAGGCATGACGCAAGTGCTGAACATTTGGTTCAGGGGTTGCGTAAATCAATGACTCTGCAAGGTCTTGGTTTTCCATGTGTTCTTATTGTATCATTTAAATCAATAAATAGAGGGAATATGCATAACATAAACTTCTTCTTCGACTTCCTTAATATTTACCATTCGTCCACTCCAGTTCGTTTTTGCAAATTTACGAGGCACTTCTGCCTTAACGCACCCTGCCTTCTCAGGAATATGAACCATTACGAACCTTGGGTTTGGGCATTGGTTTCTGACTCTTCCCCTGTACATAAACGGACAAGCGTCCTTGATGGGGATTGAATCCTCCAAAATGGTCTGACCGATTTCGTCTACCCAAGTGTTCCTCCCCTTTCCCGAAAGGTTGGTTTCTTCTAAATGCTTTGAGGCAATCTCCATAATTTCCTCAAAGGAAATACCATAATCTTTTGATAATGCAACTAATCTTTTTTTTGCCATTAATATCCACCCTTCGTTTTTAACGTAGAATACATATTTCTGGATTTAACATGGTCTGGGCCATCTCCTACATTATGCATCCTTAAATATCTTATTAAATCAAAGAAGTCCTTTAGGGCTTCATCCGCTTTTCCATTACTTGAATAATTAATTAAAGATTCTATAAGATTACCACAGTCTTCGTGAATAAAACATCTTGGTCTGTTGGCCTCATCTATCGGTAAATTAGGATTATAAGTAAACCACTCATCCAAAGCATTTATTCCTAGTTCCTCCATTCTACCATCGCTTGGAATAAAATACATCCCCCTAGCGTCAAATGAAGCAAACAAACTGTCGTTGTTTTCATTTTCTCTGGCAAAATACCTTGAGTCCCCAATTCTCTCATATACGGATATTTCTAATTCATCTTCAATTGATTTAAATAAATTCACATATCCATCAACATCAAAACCAATCTTCTTAGCTGCTGGGCCATACCTCCACTTTGGCTCACCAAATAAAGCCCACTCCCCGTACCCCTGCCTGTCAGGGAACTCTTTACGAATATAGACAGTTCCCCCTTCATCTACGCCAGCCCAGATTGCTGAGTAGTTTCTAGCACCCGCTGGGTCAACCACCATATAACAAGTATACGCATCTTTTTCGCTAATGTCTGGAAACTTCATTCCGTACTTATTTTCTCTGTCAGAGAGTACATTGACCTCTGTATTGAACAATGGCAGCAAGGAAGTCATGGAACGAACGGGAACCCCGTAGGCTCTCACCAAAATATCTTCCTCTGGTTGTCCCCGCAAGTCCTTCTTGATTCGGTCATACCCACCAAATGGATTTTCGTCAGTATGCAGATACACAATCCCCGCATCCCTGCTAGGACTGTATTGCCTTATTGGTAGCTGCCTGCCATCCAACAGTTCAGCACCTCGTGTCCCAAGAGTCTCCGCACCCTTGAGATAGTCAGAAATAAAAGGCGTATAACCATCAATTGGCGTAAACCCAATAAGGAGTTTGCTATTCCTAGTTGCCAAACGAAAGCGAAGAGTGTTTACCAATGAGGCATCCCCCAGATACTCGTCCAGCCAAGCACCTATGTTCATTTCCTTTGCTCCGTTGAACCCAAACTCAAACCCTTCAAGGATAGTTTGATTATTTGAGAACTGGGTATATGTCTTGAAATCCACACGAGTTCTTGTATCTGGAAAAATAAATGAATTAGCTGTAAAACCATTTTGCATAGAGAAATTAATATATCCCTCTATACTCTTCGTTTTTTTCCTGAACTCCTTAGGCATCATCTCCCAAATGGCTGCTTGCTGTACCTTGACCGATGTATCCTGATTTTGGGAGAAACAAACAATATGACCATCCATCTCATTGATGACATTCTGCATCACTATCTTTGCACAACCCGTTGTTTTGCCGCTTCTATTGCCCCCTAGTGTCAAACATTCATTATAGTTAATCAATGAATCCCGTATTCGACCCCAGCCATCCAAATCAAAACCATAACGAATTGGGTCTTCCTGAGACATTTTTATCAATGTCTCGTGCCTTTCGTGTAAATCAGCCAGCGTACGGGGCTCGTTTACCGCCAAGAAAACTATCTCTTCATCGCTGGGCAGTTCCAGCATTGGGTGCTTCGTAAACTCAATCATCCCCTATTTCTGAGTCATCCCAATCTATCTCAATATCTATCTCATCATCTATCATATCCGAAACCTCTCTAGCCAAGGTCTTCCCTATCGTATGATTGGTGTATTCATAACTCACTTCTCCATCATCGTGCATCACAACTATCAAATAATTGATGAAATGCTCTGATGCAACAGCCTTAATATTTGTCAGGGGCTCGTAGTCATCATCCCCCCCTAGTGCACTAATTACTTTTGACATCAATTACCTCTGCTTCCTTCACTTGTTTCATTCTTTTCCTTGCTGCTTCAAGGGTTTCTTCATAATCCTTCTGAGTAAACATTTTCCTGTCCTCAGTAATATTTGTGGCCTCGCCTCTTGCCGTTAATGCCTCCCTTACGGAATTTGACTTAGCAATAGAGAGTTCTTTTAAGTCCCTGAAGGTTGGTTCTAGTTCACCATTATCCATTCTCTCCCTGACTCGCTCTATCAAATCTTCCTCTAAACTACTCATATTTAAGTAATTCTTAGCTGCCAAGTGTCCAGAGAGCTCCTTGAAGGAGCCCAAATAGTCGGCATAGTCAGTCAGGATACTAATTACTGTTATTCTGTCGTACCCATACTTCTTTACCAGCCTAGTCTGACTATTACCCATACTATACAAATACAGTATCTTAGCTGTCTTTTCTGGGTCGTACCGACTGAGGCTCTTGAGCTTCAAGGCATCCTTCTTCTCAACCACCTCCTCAATGGCTGATTGAATCTGTAGCATTAGCTCTTCTTTCTCTTTCATCCCCTTGGTATTAAATCCGTTAATTTTAACAATACACCCTTACTCGTGTTGTTATCACCACCCAAAATGTCACGCTTGCCGCCCAACAAGGGGCGTATCATATCCTTCAGCTTGTCTGTTGGATAAAATAATACCAAGTCCCCAACCACAAAACAATATACCTCTGCCATCGTCTTGGCTATTCCAGATGGCTTACCACGACTCTCATACTCAATAAAGACATTCCCCGTCTTCATTGCCCTCATATCCCTCTTTATCTCTATTCGCTTATTGTTAAATATATCCGCAATACCCTCCTCTGCCTCTAGCCCCATCTTAAGGTCATACTCAAAGTTTGAACAATGCTCCATGCCCACATCCAAGAGGGTTTTTGCTTGACAGTCAATATAAAATATAAATACATAAGAGATGTATACTTAAGGAGGCTCCAGTACGTCATATCTGGTCACAAGCGTCCCTACCAGTCAGGTTTCAAGCAACCTAGCTACTTTTTTATATATAGAAAAAAGTGTACTTAAGTATCACATCAGGGCAGTAAACCACCCGTGAGTCGGATTTTTTTTTCTGGAGTCCTTAATATATAAATACAAACAATTCGTCACAAAAACAGACCCCCGCCCCCCATATTATTAGACATAATAAAGATTGTGCGACAATATTGGTACTGATTACCAATAACTTACGAAATAATGTACTGCGGGAATCTGCATGAATTCAAAAAAATGGGGAAAGATGGGAAAAGCGGGGAGCTCTCCCATCCCATGAATGGGAAAAATTATGGGGGACATGGTAACAGATTCAGGGGAGTGAAAAAGGGGCTCATATGCCCCCTGAAGGGCTTTGATGGGGGCTCCTGATGGTAACCATCCATGGGGGCTCTCAGGGGCTCTCAGGGTAACGACAGGAGCAAGTCTTTATTTCCCCTTCCCGTAATCCCAGTAAATAAGCGACATCTCCCAATAAATCACCGGACTTTTTTAGGATAAACGCAAAAAAAAGAGCCCCTCTGGAGTTACCAAAGGGGCTCAGGAGCTCAGGGCTTAGTCTGGCTTAAAACATGTGCTGGAATTCCACATCGTCTTCGATGCTATTATATCGAAAACTTACGATATAAGCCCCTGACTGGAAGGCCACCTCCAGATGTCCCACAAGTGGAATCTCCTGCCCATGTGCAGACCTGAAGACATAGGGCTCACCTTTCCTCTGACAAACGAAACAATGAAGCCCCAGAGACCTCAGGAGCCCATTGATTCTCTCTCTGGTAGTGACAGTATTCCAGCCAGCCAATGACAAGATAAGATTCTTATCCTTCAGGCGTGCAATGGGGTTACCATGTAAAAACATGGTTTCCCCATCGGTGGAAGTATTGCCAATGGATTTCCGCTCTCCTGACATCAGGGCTTTGCAGATAGTTTGGGTCACCTTACGCATTGGCTACCTTCTCCCCTCTAAGTAGGGCTTCTCCCCGTCTGGAGCTCATCTCAAAGGAGGGCAAGTGTATCAGGTTATCCAGAGCCCCCGCTTTTTGCTTTGATGCGGTTCCGTGCTCTGATGTCTGCCAGATGGCAAAGCGGTCTTTTTTAGACTCCCGCTGTCCATGTGTCAGGAGCTCAGTAACTCCATTTAAGAGGTCGTATTTCGTCTCTCCTCTATTCCCTCTGCCCCTGATAGCCAAGGAAGTGACCTCACGGGCTTTGTTATGGGAAGCGGTCGTTAATTCATTGGAAGAATTAAAGAATCCTACTGCCCAGTTTATCATCTCCTGATATCCCATGGGCTGGGAAGTC